CGCTACGGCTTCAGGTGATGGCGCGTGGAGCTTCATTGCCTCTCGGATTTCAGCCTCGCGCCCCGAGCCGGCGAGGGCGGCGAGGGCCTCTCTCAGCCCGCACGTACAGGGTGCCCGTGTGTCAATGGCAATATCCGGCGCAGTCGGATCGGTTTGAATCTTTGAGGCGTCGCACCATAAGCTGTGGACCGTCCACCGCTTCAGCGTCGCCCGCAGCTCGAACGCTTCCTTGTAGTGATGGTCAGCCGTGGACTGCCATGCATCACGCTCGGCCCGCAGGCGCGAGACCGTGATGTCATGAGCGGAGGCCAAAACGACCAAAACACCGTTTAACGAATTTAGGTGTCCAATGAGGTGCGCACGATATCGCGTAACGCCATCTGTGACGGGAGCGGCGTTAACGGATACCGGGTACTGAGAGCAATGCACGCAGGTGGCAACGCCGTGAATTTCGCAAGTCATTTGACTGACCTCAGACGGCGGAAGTGAAGGACGCCGAACCGTCGATCGTGCATCGCGCGGGCTTTGCTGCGGAGCGACGCGGCGCGCGCGTGTAGGTCGCACGCCGCATCTTGCTCCCGCCAGGTTCGGAGATCACGCGGCGTATCACCGCGCGCCCACGCATCCATCCAGCGCAGTCGGTTGTCGCGGTTGCGTGCGTCGAGCACCGTGTCGCGAATCGTCGGATAGTCTGTTACCACCGGATTTTCCCCTCACGAATTAGGACGTCCTGAGTTCTAACAATGCCTTCGAGCATCAGGACTTTAGTGGCATCGTCGTGATGCGTGTCGACCCAGCGATGGCAGGCCGCGCAACCCCACGCGATGAACAGATCAGGCGCTTTGTAGCCCATGCCGGAGACGCCAGCGAGCCGGTAATGGCACCCGACCGTCGTCGGGCCGCCGCCGTCGCATACGTGTGGCACGCGGATCATGCACGGCCGGTCGCGCGCGAGCTTGCGAAGGTCTGTCACAGCCTCCCTACCGGAGCGAAATGATCCTTGATCTTCTGAATATTTCCCTTGTATGCGACGATAATTTTCTGTTCCCGCTTCGGAAACTTCCGCATGTGGAGCGTTTTTTTTGCCTGCGCCAACCGAGTGAATTCACACTCCAGGTAGACGATCTTGTTATAGACGGACATACCTTCGGCTTTGAAAAACAGTTCGGTCTCAGATTCAGAGCAATGGTAGGCGCCCTTTTTGTCGCGGCTATCGCCGGTCATCACGACGAAAAAGCGATTGTCATTGAGGTGCTCGATAGCCTTGCGATAGCCAGCGAACAGCGCATCACGGAACTGTTCGTAGGTGTCGAAAGTGTTTATTTCCCCGGCCGGCGAGGTGCCGTCGTAGTCCACGTATCGCTCGACGCGATAGTAGGGTGGGCAGGTGAATATTAGATCGAACATCCCATCAGGCTCATATATGGAACTATCGCTCTGCACCCATTTAACGTCCGGGAATTCAGAGCACAGTTTGTTATTCGCATCGCACTGATTCTGCCGGATCTCGCTTGCGACATATTCGTACCCGCACGCACCTGAGATATAGCCGAACTGCACGCCACCGCCGAACGGGTTGTAGACCCTGCGGCATCCGGTTGGCATAAAGAAGCGTGCGATTACTTCACATGCAACCGGGTCAAGTACTGAGGCGTTACCGTTGTGAGCGCGGCCTTCTTTGCCCTTGCTCGGATCACGGGTGACAACATTGGCAAAGCCATTCTCACCCTGCCAGCAGCCTTCACGAGTGGCAAAGGCGGGATTCGCAACCCCGGTCCGTGAGCCGGCTTCTTCGATACGATCACGCCATTCCTTTTTAAGCCGTAGCCAGTCTCCCTTAACGGAGTTCCACACATTCGTCATTGTGATGTGCGCGAGTAGCTTCATGCGCATGTCGGACATATCGCCATAGACCATGTAGTGAAAGCCGGACATTTTCAGATAAGTCTGAAACCCGAGCTTTTCGAACAGCGCAGGTGTTTCAAATTTGCTCTTAGGGTCCGTCGTGATCATCGCCGGGTAGCCGTTCACGTTGCGCGCAATCACATGACGCACCATCTGCTCATACAGATCCGTGGTGTAACGGGCAGGCTTAATGACCGATTGCAGCAAGCAAAATTCGCGACTCACGTCGTTATTCTGGAACGTGAAAAAACCGCTGAACTCGCCACCAATCGTCAAGACTATGGCGGAGTGAATCTGCATGTTCTTTCGAGCGGCCCGCTTGGCAATGCCATCCTCGATCGCGAGCTTTGAAACATCGGCAGCATAGGGAGATCCCAAGACGGTCGGCACATACACGAACTCGACGTGTTCGTAGAACATTTGCGTCTGAGCCGCAGGCGCGTCGCTAGGGGTATTCAGGATTTCAAGTTGCATTTTCGTCGCTCCACATTGGTCGGGGCACCCGGCGCAGGTGCCAAGATAAACGCCAGAATCATGCAGCGAGACTAATTTCCCGCCGCCAATAGCAGAATCGATGCGCGTCAGTTTTATATCTCCAGAAGCAACGCGCTCACTTGATTTGGAAGCCCGCAAAGGATTGTCGATGACTGGAAGTATTTTAAGTAACTGATCTTGCCGGCGCTTTCTATCCTGCGCCCACGAACTGGTACCGTAGTCGCAAGTAACGACACGATTTACGCTCTCGATGCCAGCGGATCTAAGTCGCTCAATCTGTCGCACCCTATGCGTCGTTTGCGCTGGAGTGTCGAGTCCGCTAGTTGAAGTGTTGACAACTGCACCGACAGCCTTTAGCCGAACAAGTTGCGCATCGGTTAACGGAATCCAATGCTTTGTAATGATCACCGGTATTTTCCCGGTGGGTTGCATCGCCTCGCAGACTTCAAGAGTTAGCTCCCAGTCGTGGCATGGATCGCCAGCCGTGCCGATGCGGTACCAGGTTGCGGGGAAGTTCTTGATTGCGTGAAAAACCGCACGTCGAGACCAAGGTGTAAGCCGGCGCGATACGCTGACGGAAAAGTCTATGCCGTAGCGGGCAGCTATCTTTGCGGCATAGCACTCTCCGTAGCAGCCACCATTAGGCTGCGCACGCATTCCAAGCGTGCAACCCTTCACGGTATCTACGTCGAGCACCCCCTTTTGATTCTCGCTTGCGGTCAGCACTGGCTGATATAGCCTTAGTTTTGGCGCAGCAGTCGTTGGGAATAACTCCAAGGTCACGGGCGATCACCAGGTAGTTCGAGAACGACGCCACGCTCGGCCATGTAGCGAACGATGGAATCGATAAAGTCGGAAAATTCCTGTTTGTTGAGCTTCGAACTCGTGCGAAGGGGAATGTGCACGGGATGGCCGAGCGAGCGATTGACCTTACTGCCGAAATGAGTGATCAGGAAAAAACGGTGTAGGTCCTCTTTCGTCCACCCCTCCATATCCGGACCGCCGCGCTTCAAAATGTCCGAGTACAGCGCCCACAACAGAGCATTCTGAGATCCGGTGCGGTGCGGCTTGTGGCGCTTGATCACCACCGACCATTGATAGCGATCGTCGATCGAGTCGAGCGCGCGAATGATCCGGCGCACGACCGACTCGCGGCCGGCGCCGGATGGAACGTAGAAAGATTCCTCGTCGATCATAAAACCTTGCCTTGCATTACCGCGCCCCGCCACGCCATGCCCTGCCGTGCCTCGCCTTGCCATGCCCCGCCGCAATCAATCCCTGTAATGCTTCAGTTGCCCACGGATGGCGCGGAGTATCGTCGCCTCGTTCACGCCGTAAATGCTGCAAAGCTTTTTCATGCTCGGGATCGCCCGGCGCTGGCGATCCCATTCACGCAACTGTGCCGCCTGTTCGCGGGTGAACTTCGGTGGCCGGCCGCAAACCTTACGCATCGCGGGAATCCAGATCGACGGCCTGCCAGTCGATCGAGCGGAGCCATGCCAGCGCGTCCGCTGCCGACACCGACCATATCGAAGCGATGGCGTCAATCAGGTCGGATGCCTTCGGCACTGCCGGCGGATTAGGTTCGAACACGTCCGGTACGAAAACCTGATACTCATCCGGGACGGGCGCGGGAGGGCTCGGGACGGGAGCCGCCGCCGCCTTCTGGCGTTCGAGTTCGGCGGCTTGCTCTGCTATGGCCGCCGTACGGGCGGCGCTCAGAGCCTCCTGTGCGGCCGTATCGCGCTCCAGCGCTTCCCGGGCCTCCTGAAGCTCCCGGGCCTGCCGGTCGGATTCTGCCTTCTGTTCGGCCGCTACCCGGTCGGCCTCCGCGCGGTCCCGTGCCAGTTGCTCGGCCGCCAGACGGTCACGCTCGGCTTGCTCAGCCTTCGCCCGCTCGAACTCGGCGCGCTCCGCGGCCAGCCGGGCGGCCTCCACATCATTGGCGGCGCGAGCGGCCCGGGCGGTCAACAGCTTCGCCCGGGTGCTTTCGTGCGTGGCCTTCGCTTGCTCGGCGAACTCGGCGAACTCACCCGCCGCCGCGGCGTCGGCGCGGAAAATCAAGTTCTCGATGTCGTCGACCGAAGCTCCAACGGAGTCGAGAACGAGCGCCGCGATCGAGGCGATGCGCGTCTGGATGTCAGCGACCCGCTTTTGCTCGGCGGCGATGCGTTCCTGTTTCTCGCGTTCCTTCCGCTGTTCCTCTGCCTTGATCTGCGCGTCGATGGGATTCTCAAGTGCCTCGATGGCCGCTGTGATCCGTGTAGCTTCGGCATCGAGCGTCTTGCCGAGCGCCAGGATAGGCGCCTTCGCCTCTTTGCGGATCTTCTCGATGGCGAGCCGCCGCTCGCGGAGATCCCGACGCGCTTCGACGGCCGCAGCCTTGCCGTCGGTGCTCGCCACGTCGAAGGTCACACCCTTGTACTTGTCCGACAGGATGGACAAACCGGCGTCGACCTTCGAAAACTCCGTGAGTGCGAACTGCACCTTGACAACATCGGTATTCACCGGCAGTTCGGTTTGTGCGTTCACTTCTGAAACCTCTTTACTAGCGCATCGATCTGCGCGTTAAAGTCTGTGACCTCGACCGCTAGGCGCGCGATGTATGCCTCGTCCCGCGTGACGCGCTTCACGAACAGCGGGAGCCTCGGCCAATACGAAACGAAATCGCACCATGCCCGGCCCGTCACCCATAGCGCGCCCTGCACCTGCGCGACGTGATCCTCGGGGAGCACGTCGTCGATCAGAACCTGAAGCTGCAGGTGCGCGGCTTTGGTCTTGATCTCAATCATGCCGTCCGTGCTGATCAGGGAATCCGGGCTCGCGCCCGCGCGCTTCACGTCGTCATAGACGTGGCCGACGAGTTCGCAGGCGTTGTCCGTCTGGAATTCGTACAGTTGCCGCGCTTCGGCTTCCATTTCCTTCCCGCGCGCTAGCGCGTTGCCGCCGAACGTCTCCGGTGCCTCGCCGGTAAGGATCTCGCCGACGATCTGTAGCAGATAGGCGCGATACGCCGCGGTCGGCTTGCCGTCCCGCTTGCGCGCCGTGATCGCATCAAAGCCGCTGGCCGTGACGTGGCCGATGCGCGCCTTCCGCCACTCGTCGGTGCCTTGTTCCGCGTTGCTGATGATCAGAGCCATGATTCATTTCCTCTTTGCTTCGAGCAATTTGATGACCGCGCTGTATTCCTTGGCCGGGATGTCCTCCAGCGATTCGACCTTGAGGTAGAGCAACAACTTCCCCTCGTTCGCTGCGACCTCGGTCATAAGCGCGCGGATGTTGGCGACTTGCTCCTCACTGACTGGCTCGAAACCCGACGACGCCCTGGCGCCGTCATCGTCTTGCTCTCGCGTAGCAAGGCCGGTGGCGGCGAGCAAGGTGTACCGCTGCAGATATGTGATCGTGCTCGCGACTTGCTGGATGCTGTTTTTCTTTCCGCTATCGTCGGGGGCGCCCGACAGCCAGGTCGACGTGTGATGGCCGCCGACGTGAGCCAGTACGCACGTCACGCGCACAGTCCCGTCGGGGGATTGCTCAACGTCCCACCGATGCGAAATACCGACCTTCGCGAGCCCGCCTATCGCGGCGGCGCAGACGGCGCCGAGCGTCGCATGGCAGTAGCCGGTGAAAGTGCCATCGCGGTTGGTGTAACCGACGGACTTGTCTTTGATGATGTCCGGGGCGCTTTCCTTGAAGCGCGCCATGGCGTCGATAAACTCGCGCTCGGCACGCTGAGCACTCAGCCGTTCCTGCATTCCTAGTAACCGTTCCATGCGGTCAAGGTCGATGCTGCGATCCTGCGCGGCCCGGGCGATCACCTGTAGCAGTACCGTTTCCTGCGTCAGTTCTCCCGCCGGTATTGGTGCCGGCAGGTCCGCGACAGTCGCCGCGGAGCGCCGATCGTGAACGATCAAGGCGCCTTCATTCTCCGTCGTCATTGTCTGTTGCTCCATGTTGGTCATTGTTGAAATCGAGTTCGTCGATTGAATCGGTGTCCGGGTCGTCTGTCTCGACCACCTCACCGCCGCAGCTAGGGCAAGTGATGGAGTCGATTAAGTACTCCTCGGCGAATCCCATGCCGTACGGATGGTGCTGCGTAATCGTGTGGACGATGGCGTTATCCTCGTCGCCCAACCAGCCGCACGAAAGACATTCGTAATAGGTCATCGCGGCATCACCGTTTTCAGCACCGGGAATTCCTCGCCTTCGACGAACACCCACCGGAGGCCGGCGTAATCGAAGCGCGTCGAGCCAGGTTCGTCGCTGTCGCACGGACGCCCGCGCTCGCGGGCCTCGCCGCCCATGCGCATCAGCCACGCATGCAAGCCCTCGCCTTCGTTCGCGGTGCTGTGCCACACTTTCCGGCAGTTGAGCGAAGCGCGGTCGATCGCATGGCCGCTGATCTCTAGCGTCGGCATGGTGGTTCCGCGCCGGTCGAGTTCGGCTTTCGCCATCGCTTGCAGCGAGTGGCCGCGTTCATTGGATATCCAGCGGAGATAGGACACCGGGACGCGCGTCAGAAGCTCGCCACGATGCTTGCCGTGAGGCATGCGGAAGCCGTGAGTGTTGGCAACTTCAGACATCAGCGCGCCCCTTTGCGGTGAGGACATATCGCGACAGCCTTAAGGAATCGTCCTTGCGTCGGCATCGGCACAGAGTGATGACGAACGTCGCGACGGGAAACGCGCTCTCGTTAGGTTCACTCATGACACCCACCGAGACCACCAGGACCGGCGATACCGTGCCATCGGCGGTTGACGCATCTGGTAGTGCTCGACCGCGCACGCGATCACAGCGATACCGGAGACCAGCACAACCGCGATCAGAATCCCGATAACGTCGTCGGCGTTCATGACTTCCCAACCTTTGCGCGAAGCGCGTCGATAGCGTCTTGCCAGTTATCGCCATCAGCTAAGACATGGAAAAATAGGCCCGTATCGCGTCCAATGGTGACGCGCCGGCTTGCCGCAGCCGCATGGGCAGATTCGCCCCGCGCTCATGAGTGCACCGCCTTGGCGATGGCGGCGAGGGCCGCGTCAATCGTTTCCGGGTAGATCCGACAGTTACCGGCTTCGGTCGCGAGCACCGTCAGCGCCGCCAGCAAGTCAGGCGCGGCGGCGATCAGGCGGGCGTCGGCCGCGTGGATCACGTTGCAAGCGACAAATCGGCTGGCGCGATCGGCGCGCATCGTGTCGTTGTCACCCATGCGCACGGCATAGTTGCCGTAGTCGCTGCGGTTACGCTCCGCGATCCACGGTCCGGGGGTGTGTGAGGCGCTCATGACTGCACCGCCTTGGCGATGGCGGCGCGAGCGTCAGTGAGAATCTGACCGATCAGAGCGCGCGGGAGTGCTTGTGCGTACCGGCTAACGTGAGCGACGATCACGCCGCGCGCATCCCGCACCTTGTACCAACGGCAGCCGGTCCAATACGGCTCAACCTTGCCGATGCCGCCCGTCGCGTCATAGACGATAAGCGAGTCCGAGTCATTGAACGCTTCGGCAAAACGAGCCAACGTCGGAGAGTCGTCGAGGCTGTATAGGGCGCTCATGCGGCACCGCCTTCGGCGCGATCCAAGTCGATGAGGAGGACAACCTTATAGGCAATGAGCGCCTCGCGCGTGAATTCACGCATGGTGCACTCGCTGAAGTCGACGCCAGCGCGCGCCATTTCCTCCTCGACGCGCAGTGCGAGCGCCTCATCGCTCGACTTGATGATCTTCAGGATATCGCGGGTAATGCCGCGAACGAGCGTGTGTGCGGTGGTCATGTTCGTTACCTCGTCTCTTGTTGTGGGGGATCAATCGTCGAAATGGATAGTGCGCCTTCGCTTAGCGGGCTGTCAAGCACTGCGTCACATATTGCGCGACCGGCTGGCAAGTGCTACCGTCGGCGGCATGGACAAGCAATTTCCGGCCGCACTGACGGCCTACCTAGAAAAGACCGGGCTAAAGCAGGCGGAACTAGCCGCGAAGCTCGGCGTGAACTACGCCACGGTCTATTACTGGTCGGTCGGCCAGCGACAGCCCGGCCCGAAAATGGCCCGGCTGATCAATACCGTTACCGGCATTGCCCTATCCCGGATACGCCCGGACATCTGGCCGCGAGCCGACGTCGCGGCGCCAGGCGGCTCTAATGCGGTCACAGAGGGGTCGACATGAATCAACCGGATATGTTCACGGCGGATCGCGTGGTAGCCCGCGCGCGAGCCCGTGCGGAGCGCGACAAGGGCATGACTCGGGCGGCCGACCATGCCGATCGGGTCGCGGCGGAATGGCAGGCGAAGGCTTACGCGGCCCTACAGGCGTATCTGCCGACGGTCCCGGCCGAGGGGTTCACCAGCGGCGATTTTCGCCGGCACGCCTCGGTACACGTCCCCGCACCGCCCGACGAGCGAGCCTATGGCCAGATCATCATGAGGGCGGCCAAGGCCGGCCTGATCCGCAGGGGTGGCTACACGACCCATCCGGACCCGTCGCGGCACGGTGCGCCTGCGGCGCTTTGGGTGGTGGTGCGGGAGAGCTAGGGGAACCCGGTCCGGGGAGCCAACCCGGACCGAACCCAGTCGGCAGGTAGTGGCGGATAACGGCTTGCCTGAACCGACGGGCGAATATTGACACGTCACGTCAAACGGCGTCAACTCGGCATGTCAAACGCGGTCACAACTGAATGAGAACATGGAAACCGCTAGTGCCGTTCGTCGCGGATGGGTCGCTGGATTTGATCTGCCCTTCATGCGGTACTGAGGCATCGATGCCGACGCACGGACACCCGGGATGCCTGATCATCGCGGCGTGCGGGCTCAACCTAGTCACCGATCCGCCCAACGCGGAACCCTCTCCGTTCTACATGCCGGCCCTCATTGAATGCCGCGTGTGTCATAGCAAATTCGCGAAGGCCATCGTTGCCGCCGCGCTAGAAATCGAGGCGGAAAATCGTGTACGGCAAGCTCTTTAAGTCGACATTCACCGGCTCGATGTTCGGTAAGGGCGCGGTCGTGTTTGCGGTGTGGGGCTACGCCATCGCGAACACAAGCCAAGATTCGCTCGTCGAGCTAAACCCCCTCATGGTCGCTGCGGCCATAGGCTGCAAACCTGACGAGGTGGCCGCAGCGATTGAGTTTTTCTGTTCCCCGGACAAGCAAAGCCGCACGAAATCTGAGGATGGGCGGCGCCTGATCCGCGAGGGCGAATATCTTTACAGAACAGTCAATTACGCTGCATACAACACGCTGAAAAACGAGCCGGCCCGCCGTGAATACAACCGGCTAAAGCAACGTGAGTCTCGCGCGCGCCGGTCAGGTCAACTCTTTGACGGTGCTGACAGTCAAACGCCGTCAAGCGATGTCAGCACGGATTGCTCTGTATCTGTACCTGTATCTCTATCTGAAGAGAAAGACAGCAGAGCGCGCGCCGCGACCGGCACGCGTCTGCCGGCCGATTGGCGGCCGAGTAGCGAGGACGAGAAGTACGCACGCCAGCAAGGGCTAGACCCGGCGAAGGTCGCGGAAGAATTCCGGGACTACTGGCATGCAGTTCCCGGCGCGAAGGGCCGCAAAGCAGATTGGGCAGCAACGTGGCGGACGTGGTGCCGCCGTGACTCGGAAAGAAAAGGAGCGAAGGATCATGGGGGACGAGCCAAAGAGACCGCATTCGACCGGAGCCGCAGAGAACTCCTCGGAGGTATCAGTCAGGACACGGCGCTTTTGGTCGGGGATGCACGAACTGTTCGGCCAGCGCTGGATGGAAAGCTACGGATCGGTGCCGACGCCGCTGTGGAACCAAGCGCTAAACAGTCTGACAGACGCGCAGATCAAGGCGGGGATCGCCAGGCTGATGCAAAGCGGGGCCGAACACCCCCCATCGCTTCCTAGATTCACGGATCTTGCGCGCGGCGTCAGTCGCGTACCGGAAGCGCCATCGGCGGTCGAGTGCGACGCCGCGATCAGGCTCTCCGGGCAATGGTTCGTTCATCGCAGCGTGCGCTTGCGGTTCGTCGGCATGAATCTGGATGATCACCGAGCGCTTTACCGTGAAGTGGTAGACGCGGCAAAAATGCATATGCTGTTGCTGGAGGACGAAGATCCCGCAGCGACTCCGGAGAAATTCACCGCCGCCGCCGATGAGATCGCGGAACGGATCTATCCGGCGCGCTACGCGAAAGCGTGGCTGTCGAAGCCGCACCCGAATCTCGGTATGCACAATTGGAGTTTATCGAGCGACAGATCTTCTCATTACTCGGAGGTTCCGCAATGACGAAGCCAAAAGCAAAGACCGTCAAGCCGCACAAGGGCAAGGCGCCGGAGAAACCGCGGAGCCGCAGCGGTCCGATCACGTTCACGAAGCGAGCGGCCAAGCTCTCGACGCACATCAACGTGCGCACGGAGACGCATGGCGACAACGAGGTGCAGGCGATCGATGTCGGTGTGACGGTCGGGCTCTATGCCCGCGAACTCGACAAGTTGCTCGGGGCCGGGGCTCATGACCGGCTCTACACGCGCACGCCGACGACGGACCCGGTGCCGTTTTTCAAAGAGACCGGGCCAATCGCGATCGGCATTAAGGTCGAGAATGTCGCGGTTACGATGCGGCTCGGTCTCGCGCGCGATGAACTGAAATTCGGCAAGTCGAAGCTGGCGAAGATCCAGTTGACGCCGGAAGATGGCGGCATGACCAGGTGCAAGCTGCAGTTGCAGCTATACCCGGAGGACGAGCAGATTTCGGACCTGTCGCGTCACCTCAACACCGAAATCGAACTCGACCTGCAGGGCGGCCGGATGGGCAAAGAGGAGAAAGCGCCGGACCCGAATCAGCCGACGCTGCCGCTCGACGGTGAGGCGCCGGAGCCGCCGCCGGAAGGGGCTACCGTTCAGTGAACTACCTCGGGATCGACCCGGGAAT